CCACGACCGACGCGCCGGGGAAATCAGGGTCAACGATCTGCGCGAAGACGCCCGTGTTGGTGTTGTAGATGTAGCCTGTCGGATCGGCTGCGATCATGATCTGCGTGCCGTTGTCGGCCATGCTGACAGGCCCGGTGCCCGCCACCGTGCCCTTGGCGGTCGCCACCCAAGATGAGGTGACCTGGTAGAAGGTGTTGCCCGACACGACGTACAGGTAGACGCCGTGCCACCACAGGCCGCGAATGGGGCCTAAACCAACGCTGACCTTTAACGTCAGCCCCGGACAGCGCTGGAGAAATGCGGGTTCCTTTCCTGCTTCAGGAACCATTTCTGGGAAGATATTGACCATTCGGCTGTCGGCCGCGTTGACGCTGCGGGCAACATACGCGGAGCCAAGGATCGGCGTTTTCATCAATAGTTACCGGCAAAAATGTTGAACCTCTGCCGCGTTGCCACGATGCTGTAGGGCAGCGCCATGATGTCGTCGGGGTTATTGATGCGCTTCAGGTTGCGCTTGGACGTCATGGCGATGCGCTGCACCTGCCGGGACGGTTCCACGCCAAACTCCGGAGCCAGTTCGCAGGCCAGATTGTACCGGAACGCGCGCAGGTAACCGGGTGGGAAAGCCAGATCCGTGCTGAGCGTCGCCGGCTGGGTCAACTCTTCGACTGAGACAAAGTGCCATTCCAGCAGTTTGGTCGGCACTGGGTACACGTACATCTCAATGTTGGGGTACGTCATGTTGATCCACAGCACCTGCGGGTAGGTGCTGGTCACGGTCTTGACCGCGATGCCATCGTACTGTTGCTGATTGATGATCTTGATGCCAAACGAAATGCCGTTAGCCGGATCACGGAAGTAGGTGGCGTCATCCACCAGCACCGGGCGGTTGCCGACAAAGTCGCCAGACGGCCCCAGCGTCCGCGATCTGAAGCCCGGCAACCAAGAAAACACTTGATCTTGGGTAGAAAACACCGCCAGACGTTCGGTATTCCACGACTGGATCATTTCATTCATCGCAGAAAGAGCGTCTTGAGCAGTCTCTCCTGACGGAACTTCGCCTTCCGCCAAAACGCCAACCAAACGAAGAGAACCATATATGAGATCAGCGGTTGTCGTCATATCTGTACCTCTTGCGTAAGTCTCTTTTTAGCTAACGATAGCTTTATGCGCGTTTCCGGCGTGGGCTTCAACCCCATATGGGACGCGCTAATTTTAGCACGAACTTCGGCTGGTCTAGGGCGCCCGCGCAAAGCAGCGGCCCGTTTAGCTATGGTTTCGGGGCTTTGTTTACGCCCGCGTTGACTTTCAGCCATACGAGCGCGGGCTTCCGGAGATCGTTTACATCCCAAACAAGAACTGGCAATTCTTCGCTTGTTGTACGCGGGCAAAAATAAATCAAGCCAAAATTGTTCGCGCGGTATAAGATCAGTTTTAGCGTCTACAAATTCGACTACTTCAAAACTAAAATTGTCCGCAGAATATTTACGGAACGCATTTTGCAAATGCGTACAGTGGTGTTTGCCGTGGTTAAGATAGTGGCGGTGCATACGCCAGCGACGAGCCATGCAAACGGACGAACCGATGTACATATCGTTCGTCACCAAATTTACAATGGCGTATATGCCGCTATCTTTCATATAGCTAATCGTCCTTCCGGGGGCGGCCGCGACGGCGCGGGGCCTCTGCCATCACGTTAGCTTCAGCCGTCAATTCTGGCAAGTCGTCGGCCGGGGCTTCAGGGACCAGTTCGTCCGGGTCAAAACGCACCCAGCCGTTCTGTTCGTCGTACTGCGCTTCCATTTCCATCGTGGCAATCTTAACGCCATGACGGTAGTGCATCAGGTAAATTTCAGCCATGGTTTTTCCTTGGAAAGAACAGGCGGTCCGAAAACCGCCTGTTTGATTACGCGATGAGGTTAAGCGCCTTGAGCTGCGTCTCAAGCTGAGCGACGCGGACCTGAAGGTTGGCAATGACCGCCAGAACCGAATTGCCTTCGTCCTTGGTCACGAAACCGTAAGGGGTCGTCGTGGTCAGATCCTGGATGGCATAGTCCGGCGTGACGGGAGCCGTGGATGTGATGGTCGTCAACTGCGCCGTCAGGCCGGCACCCTTGGCCGAGTAGACCGGGTTAACGATGGTGGCGCCGTCGAGGTACGGATCCTCGTAGGCAACACCAACAGGCTTCGTATTGGGCATGTTGTTCTCCTTGATGAGTTAGACCCCCGCCGAAGCGGGGGCCGTGTTACTTACGAGATCGCGTACAGCGCCCAAGAGTTGTCGCCCAGACGACGAGCGCGGAAACCGCGCGTCGTGCCGGCCGTGGCCGCGATGGTCATCAGACCCTGCGAACCGCTTGAACCAATCGTCCAGCCGGTATTGGTCGTCATGGTGATGACGCCAGAGCCGGTGACATTGATTACGTGGAAGTCGAAGGTCGAGCCGACCTTGGCGTTGGTCAACACCGCATCAAGGTCCGAGGCCAGCGGCAGCGTGTACGCCGCCGTGGTCGTCGGGGAGCCGAGGAGGATGCCGTTGATCAACTGAGCCGCAGTCAGCGTCGCGCTGTCCGTGGCAGTTACAGGGGCCGCAGCGACGGAAAACTTAACTTCGTTAAGATTGCCGTCGTTGAACTGATAGCCGCCGCCTACGCTAGGAATAGCCATTGTCGTATTCTCCTATCTTTAACCTGTTAACCCCAGAGACGGCAAGCCATCGGGGCGCGGATGACCGAGTAGCCATACAGCACGTCAATACGGCACGGCAGGCGGTCATTATTGATGTCGTACTGGCGCACAATTCGCATCGAAATGCCATTGTGAACCTGGCGAGAAGCCATATCGACACCCTGCGGCAGAAGAAGATCGGCCGTAGCGAACGAGATAGCGTCCTTGTGGTAGATCAGGTTCTGCGGATAGGTCGTCGAAGCAGCGCCGACGAACGTCACGGCAGCGAGGTTCTGCGGGAAGCTGTTGACCGTGGCCAGAGCGTTCGACGGGGTGTAGATTGCCGGGCTGATGCTGACGTCCGTGAACTTGCTGGCAGCAGCGGTGTTAGCCGCAGTGACAACAAACTGCTGGAGCGAGCCAGTCGACTGACGGGTCTGCGGGTTGACCGCGTACACGTTGGCAATCGTGAAGACGTCGCCGACAGCAAGGGTGTTACCCGTGGTGCCGTTCAGCGTGATCTTCGACGTGCCTTCAACCGACATCGTGCCGTCCACCGTGATGGTGCCGGTACGGCTGCCCGTGGTGTGCTGCTGGATCGACTGCGACATGTTGATCTCTTCGTAGCCGAGAACACCTTCGCCCATCATGCCGTTCTTGAACTGGCGGGAAATGGTGTCAACCGGATTGAAGAGGCCCTTCATGCCTTCGACGAGGCCAGCGTTGGCGGCCGGGTTCACGGTCGCGTAGCGGCTCGGCATCATGGCGGCAAACTCGTTCAGCTTCTGCTGGCCCTGAAGCAGGACGAGCGAAGTGGCCGGGGTCGTGCCGGGGGTACCGACGGAGGAGTAGATACCCTTGTAGGCATTGGCGACGTCAGCGTCGATGGAGGACGCAAGCTGCGAGATACGCGGCTTGAGAACACGGTCGGCAAAGTCGTCGAGCTGCATGGTGAGTTCGGCAGACGTGAAGTTCACGCCGATGTGCTTCTGCGAAGCAACCGTCAGGGTCGTGTACTGCTCGTTGTCGTCCTGCACCTGGAGGGCTGCACCGTCGGTGACCAGAGCGCGGTCGGGCAGACGGATGCGGAGGGTCGAACCGATCTTGGCGCCTTCGACAGCGAAGCTGTCGTCGTACTGACGGTTCACGTTGCGGGTGATGACGAGGTTGTTTTCCAAGATCTCCAGCGCCTTGCGGGTGATCATGTCAATCGTCAGCAAACTGTTAGCCATGTTTGACTCTTTCTCTAATTGATGCTATGAAGAATCTTGTTAGCCATCAAAGGAGATACAACGTGATTAGCTTTGAAGTTGACGGCATTGAATACCGGGTTTTCAACAACAATTACGCCGTTTCGCGCTGCGGGAAAGTTCTCAGAAAGCACCGCCCGTACACTCCGTCCAAACACCCTATGGGGTATCTGTGCATGGGCAGTAAGCATCTGGTGCATCGCGCGGTAGCTAAATGTTGGATGGCTGGTTTTGACCCCACCAAACAAATTCACCACATCAACGGCGACAAAACGGACAACAGATTGGAAAACCTGGAGTGTCTGTCGCAGCACGAGCACCTTACCGGTAGGCACGCAGACACGCTGGTGCGTAGCGGTAAGTACGAACGAACCGAAGAAACGCGCGAAAAACTGAGGCAGTATCGCACCGGGCGTGTGACTTCCGAGGAAACCAAAGCGAAACAACGTGCTGCGCTTGAAGGCCGTAAACGGCCGTACTTTCCCCGTGCGCCGCATTCCGAAACGTCCCGCCAAAAACGAAGCGAACAGCACCTCCGCAATACGCGGTGTAGCGTATTGGGGGTGGAGTATCGCTCGTTTGCAGCGGCTGCTCAGGCTACAGGCATTCATCGGTTTACCATTCGTAAGCGGTGTCTTTCTGAGAACTTCCCCGACTACAAAATCCTTTTTTAGCGTCTGCGTTGAGCCTCGTACTTCTTGATCTGGCGCAGCCGGTCCTGTTCGATCCATTCCGACGTAGACATGGTCTTCACAGACCGGGGGTCGGTGGTGTCAAATGCAGGCGTACCTGTCGAGGTACGGGCCGTAACCGGAGCAATCGGTGCCGGGGCGGTGGAAGTTTTCTTGGCCGGTGGATTGGCGCCGAGATTGGCCTCAATCTTTCCGATTTCCCGTGCCTGCAAGAGCGGTGATAGGCGCGCAATCCGTTCGGCTTCCTTGGGGTTCGATCCGAGGTAATAGATTACATCGGGACCGTTATCCGAAGCCTGAATGGTCTGCGCCATCGTTTCCGTGACGGGGAGCTTGGGGTTGTAGGCGACCTGTTCAAAGTCGTCGTACTTGTTCCGCGCTTCCTCTTCACGGTCGTGATAGGCATCGAGCGTAGCCTGACGTTCAGCTTCGGCGGCCCGCTTTGCCAGGAGTTCCTGTGCTTTGCGTTCGGCCAAGGCGTCGGCGTAGGCTTGTGCATCTGCGAAGTCGTCTGCTCTCAGCGGTTCCGACGGAACGGCCGGGGGCTGTGACTTAGCCTTCTGCGTCTGCTCGCGCTCCCATTTCCGTTGTGCTTTTGCTAGGCGCTTGCTGAAAATTGCATCCACTTCTTCCTGTGTGAAAGATTTGGGTGCGCCCTCAGTTTCGGGCTCCGGCGGTGTATCTGTAGCGGCAACAGGTTCAGCCGTGGGGGCCTGTTCCGGCGCGGGCGCACCCGCTAGTTCGTTCTCAGTCATTTGTTAACCTTTCGGTTCCTGGCGTGCCCTGCCAGTAGGGTTAGGATTCTGTAACACGATTTGTTACGGTAGTCAAACTTAGGCGTCAACCAACGTCCCAGTTTGTACTCTCACAATAGACAGGAACTTTGTTAGCCCCGCCGCTCTCAATCATAAAGTAGGTAATTTTGGTGAGAGCCATAAGCACTATACCTTATAGGTAATGGAGCAACGAAGGTCAGACGTATCTGTAAACTGTGTGTTTGTCATTTGTGCGCGTCCAGTTGTCGTGCCGATCAATGGAAACAAACTGCTGTTTGATGGCGATGTAGTCATTAACAACAAACCACCAGCAGTAAGTCCAGTCATGTTTACGGCGTCAAATACGCCAGTGCCGTAACTGCCTACGCCCGCCGCAAACGGCATACCCGCGATTGCCGTAGAGCCGGTAGAAGACCCTTTAGCTGTCAAAGCCAAACGCATCCAAAGCGTAACTTGATTTCCTATGCGGGTGTAATATCCCTGCTGTACGCTGTAGGTCATACCAACGGACGCCCCGCCAAAGGAAAGAACAGGCGTCCAAGTCCCTTCCTCGTACCAGTTAAGAAGTTCGCTAGTCATGCCAGGGGCATTGCTATTAGCAGAAAAATCAACTCCTTTTGTTGCCGTGCCAACAATCATGTTGCCCGTAGAAAGAGTTTGATCGCCTGTAAAAGACTGGGCTGCGTCGGTGCGCGCCGATGTAAAATTGGCGTTAGGGACCGTCATAATGCGTATGGTAGACGCCGCTGGCCCCGCTACCTGAAGGATGCCGCTTGTCGCGTTGGAACGGACGTTTTTTACGGTAAGATCGTCAGTAGTTACTTTTTTTGTCGTGCTGCTTTGAACAATTGGCAATACCTCAGTACCCGCCAGAGGAGTAGTAACCGACGTAAGATCAGAAATTTTTTTATCGGCCATCGTTTAGCCCCTTCAAATTATTAACCTCTGTTCTGAGTTCTTGAACGCAAGCAACAAGGTGCCCGATCAAGAAACTTGCGTCAACGCCTTGGTATACAGGATTTCCATCGGCATCAACGGCGTCTTTCTCACCTCTTACTGCAAATGGAAACTGGGCCTGTAACTCATGCGCGATAAAACCTTGCCCCAGTTTTCCATCAGATTTCCAAATAAAATCTACAGGGTTAAGTAAATCATTTTTGTCTAGCGCGTTTTGTATGCGGGTAGCGTTTTCTTTTAGTCTGTAATCAGACGAAGTATTGTAGGCAGTGGTCGCGCCAGTAATAGTAATGGCGCCCGATATAGTGCCCGCACTATTAAGAAATACGGACACGTCACCATCATTTGTCAAACGCCGCAAAGCCAGAGCATAGTTTCCAGACCTAGAAAATACAGCAAGACCATCAGAATAAATTCTACCGCCCGCAACGGCTGTACTTGAGTTTTTAGTTCCGACACGCAAGCTATTAGAAGCAAAGAAATCATTTGACTCTGTATAGTCAAATCCACGACAAGCAGCAAATTTTGTCGTACTATTTGTCTGCCGACCATCAACGCCGACAGCCCAAGTACCTACAAATTCACAACCAACGATATGATTGCCGCCAGTTGTGCCGCCGCTTTCATAGTAAGCATATCTTGGCGGAGTAATCGGCGGGGGGCCAACATTCAAATATGTGTAGAAAAGACACCCGGAAAATAAATTATTCCCGTCTGTCGTATCGCTGTATACCGTGTCATACGTCCCTCCGTCAGTGTAACTAGAATTACCGATGCGACAGCCAGAAAAAATATTTTCAAAAACGCCTACGCCGAGAAATATGGCGTTAGTACCCGCGTTATCAAAAATACACCCGACGAAACGGTTCCAGCCACAAGAAGCACCGTCCATATACACGTGGGGTCCGTTTTGAGTGCCGCCAAAATAACACCCAATAAAATTATTGCCGCCGCCAGTGATAAAAAGACCACAATTTATTGAAGACAAGGCGGGATTTGAAGAACGACAATTAGTTCCCAGATAGATGTTATTGTACTGCGCATCTGCGCCAGGAATCCACATTGCTACGTTGCAATAGTCGTTTAACCAAACATCAATATCTGAGAACTGCCCAAACGTATTGCCAGTAATAAGAAATGCCGCTTTAACGCCGGACGGGTAGTCAGCATTTCGGCATTTGGTAATTATTATACGTTCAGCCGTCCATGCAAAACCGCGAGGTCCGCCAGATGCACCCCGAAAAATTACGCCGCCCTGAGTATTATTAGCTTGGTTTCCATCAAAAGTCAGATCAAAGACACCAATAGCCAAACCAACAGATGAAGAGTGCTTGTCTATCAGGTTACAGTTAGCGCTATTTTTGAGTTTAATAAATGTTACGTTTCGACCTTCACCTTGAATAGAAACGCCATCGCGCATTAAAAGCGTTGCGCCGATAAGATAAGTACCCTCGGCAAGATAAATAACGCCGCCGCCAGATGCTGAAGTTGCATCTATAGCCGCCTGAATAGCAGAGGCATCATCGGCGACACCATTACCAACAGCTCCGAAGTCTTTTACCGAGACAGTCTGCGCCAGCTTGAGTTCGACGTTAGTTGGTACACTACCAGTAAACGGTGGCGTATAACTGATTTGCTGCGCATCACCATACGAGGATGCGTTAATGGCCGAAGTGGTAAACTTGACTTTGTCGCCTACAGATAGACCGGCGTTAAAAGTCACAACCGTGTCGCTCGTTTCCTTGTAAGCATAAGTGGCGCCGGGGCCGTATTGGTTCACGCCGTTTACGAACACTGACAGCGAGTTGGTGCCGGGCTGGTACGCCATAGTCGTCAGTGTAAAGACGGTTTGACCGGCCGTGGCGGTCTGAAATTCTTGGCTGCTGGTGTAATTTACAAAACTGGAGTTGATACCGATAATGTTGTCGTAAGACCCGATTTGAACGTCGGACGAGGTCTTGATGAGGAATTTGTACTGAAGCCCGTCGGTTAGCCAGATTTCGCCCGTCGGCACGCGGCCAGCAGCGTCCAGAATGATTGGGTTGGCAAGCGCCGTGCCACCGCCAGCAGACGTGTAGGTCGCCTGCGGCGTGGTGGTGCCTGCCGCATACGTGTAAATCTTGCCGCCCGACAACAGATTGCCGCTGTTGTCGAAGAACTGCGCCGCGACGCCGCCGATGGGTGAAAGATTGACCGCCATCTACTACTCCAGCAGGATCAAACCGCCGTCCTCTTGGACGAGGTTATCTCCAATTTCAGTTAACAGATTTCCTTGCACGGTCGCATCCGCGTACCCGGACAGGAAAGAAATAATGCTTCCCAGCCCGATGGCAATCCCGTTCCGCAATGCGCCAGCAAACCCCATGTGGTTATGCCTTGTTGATTGGCTTGCAGTAGACGGTGCCGCCGGTTGACACTTGAATGGCGCTCACCCGCCACGGTGCGCCCGTCGCGTTGATCGGCACCACGAATGGGATCGGCGTAAAGGGCGGGACCGGCGTGCTGGAGGTCGTTGCCACGGCATCTACGCCGACCTCGACGTAGCAAGCCTGGTCCGACCAGACGACAACACCCTGCGGGCCGGGTAGCCACGTCGAAGTGTTACCGGCCGTACCTGTGTAAGCAACAGAATAGGCCGGATAATCGGCCTTAGACATGGGGTTCAAAAGTTCCATCGTATCTATCCTTACGCGAGGAATTTCAACTTATAGATCGTTGTATAGTACAATCCGACGATTTCGTCGATAACGTTCTGAAGCGGTGTACACTCCCGATTAACCACGTCGTACCGGGTCTTCTCTATCTGTTCTGCCTGCCGCTCCAGAAACTCCAGCACGTTGTTCGACTTGTCGGCCGACATCAGCGCAATCGGCCCGATCAAGCCGTACTTGCCCTGATACATCTCGGCAAATTTGTCCGCCAGGTCGATGATCTCGTCGTAGAACCCACCCAACGCCTGATGCTTGGCGTAGGACCGCGTGTTGAGGTGCGCCGAGTGCGTCACGTCACGGGCCAGAAACAGCATTCCGATGAACTTGTCGCAGTTACTCATTCCATTGGTCCCATCTGTTCCACAGGCTCTTCCTGCATGCCCATCGCACCGCGCTCTTCATCCATCTGCGGCATCATCGGGCGGCTGCCAGAGATGTCGCCCGTCTCGACCGCCGCAGCGATGGTGCCCATGACGATGTCCTGGATCTGCTCGGCGGACATCCCGGCCGACATGGCCGCAATGCGCTTGGTTTCAGCTTCGTACGCCTTGATCCGCAGCTCCTGCGCGTCCATCGACGACTGCACGTTGTCGAGGAGGCCCATTGCCTGGTTGAGCTGCTGCGTAAGGGCCTCGACCATCTGCTCGGCCGACTGCAGCTCGGGCGACTTGTCGTCCTCGGCCAGCACCTTCGGGTCGATGATCTTCTTGAAGCGGGCCGCCATCTCCTGCGCGCCCGGCCAGTCCATGTTCTTGATGAACAGGTCGCCGGCGACCTGCCACAACTGCGGGCTGGTCTGGAGGATGTTGGCCATCGCCTCGACGGCTTCCTGGCGCTTGGTCAGGTAGCTGGGTCCGGTGGTGATCACCACGTCGTAGACGCCGACCGACGGGTTGTAGATCTTCTCCAGCACCGTGCCCGCCTGATCGACGATCTTCTTGACCGGCTCGGGCTGCATCGGGTTGATCTTCGCCATGCCCACCTCGCCGTCCACACCGATGATGCGGGCGACGCGCTGGGTGTCGTATATCTTGGGGATCATGTCGACCAACTGGCGGGCCACGTAGCGGATGGCCCGGCCCAAGTTATCGACGTAGTGGTAGGTGCCGGTGTCGCCCTCCTGTTGGCGGGCGAGGATGGCGCGGCCAGAGCGCTCGTTGCCCTGCTGGCCCAGCGAGGCGTTGTACTGGCCGGTGGTGGCCTTGATGTCCTCGGCAGCGCCCATCTTGGCCTGAATGAGGCCCGTCTGGGCCATCGGCGGCTGGGCGCGCATGGGCAGCGGCAGCACGTTGCCGGCGCCGTCCTGAACGTCCGGGTTGACCTCCAGATACGGCCAGTTGGTCGTATTGGCCGTCTTCCACTGCATCTCGTAGCCTTCAAACTGGCCGCCATAGCCAATGAAGGGAGCCTTGGGCGCCAGCGCCAGCATCTCGGCTTCCTGGCTGACCCAGTAGTTGTACATGCGCTGGGCGTCCTTGGCGTTGCGCACAAGGCCCGACACGAACATGCGGCCATCGACCTCGAACTCGTTGCCGACGACGCGCACGACCGGGATCCACTTGCCCGCCCACTCGCGCTCTTCCAGCACCTCGTAGCCGTTGGTCTTGAGCCACATCAC